GTACCTACCGAAACAGCACCACCCGTTGGAGTAACCAAACCACGAACCGGCGCCTGAGTACCCAACGGAATAGATACAGCAACTCCCTTCTGAGGGAAGGGCAGGGAGCTAGTAAAATAATCATGACGCTTGCCACGCTGAAGTAGCACATAATTAGCAATGTTATCAGGTCCATCACCCATATCCACCGTAACAGAGTTCTGCAAATTCTGATCACGGAACCATTGGTTCCAAATCAAGTTATACGCACGATGATGTAACGAATTATACGTAATATTCCCAGCAAGAACAGGAGTAGTACCATCGACGGGAATACCAAAATAATCCGACAGACTACCAAAAGCCGGCTTATGAGCCGAGAACTGCGGAACCAAAAATGACGTACTATCCGCCGGATTAGCCTGCTCGCCAAAAAAATTGACGAAATGCGTCCAAACAAGACGATACGGCACAGCAAAGAAAAAGACATCAGCATACATATTATCCATTATTGGATGCAACGGCGTAGACAAACGAGCAAACGTCGTACACTGTAGCGAAAACGTATCTCCCGGCAACGCCTCATCCACATAAATAGGAACCAAGTAACCAGCATTAAAAGTAGTCTTATAACCATGACTACGATCAAAACTAGAACGAGGAATTTCAGCGCGAGGAACCTGCGCAAACTGATGCCTCATAACAGACTTCATAACAGCCTCCATGGGGGGACGCATTGCAAGAGCAAAGCGCCCCCGATCGCTTCGCTCCAAATTAGCTCACCGCAAGGGCTCCGCCCTCGCACCCGTATAAAACAACGTAGAACTATTCTAATTGACAAACAAACCAAAATCATAGTATCCTTAGAACCGGCAATAATGCCAAACTGAGGAAAACTAAAATGGAAAATTTCACACCAGCAGAAATTGAAACACTACACGACGCAATCGACTTAGCAATCGCAAGCAACAAACGCATGCAAGTAAGCAAACCAAAATTCAAAGCAGTGTTCGACACCATCGACCAAGAACTCCACGCATTGAAAATCAAAACCGGAAAACTCATGCAAGCAAATTTAACCAAAAAATAACAAAAAACCCGTCGGGGGAAAAACCCCCGACGGGAACCCGCGTCTACATCACGACGCGAGGAGGAACCACATTAGGTTCCTCAGGAGCATTAAAAACATCATCCGGGATAATCTCGTGAGCACTCACAATACGCATAGGCTCCCGCGAAGCAAACAATCCCGTCTGATCATCATACTCTCCTAACTCCATAAGCACATAATCAGTCGCATACTTGAAAAAATTCGACTTCTTATCACAACAAGCCTCCGTAAACGAACGGATAGCCTCACCCTTAGTTCGGCAGTAAAAAGGCTGCATATAAGCATTAACAGCCTTATCATACACTGTATAAACCTGAAGCCTCATAGTATCTTCTCCTTCTTCTCAGCGGCATAAACCATAATCTTCTCCTTAACACGCAGCCGCTCCGGCGTGTTATCCGCCTTATTCAAAACAGCAGCCCTCTTACGAGATCGCTTATTATCCACATACTGTACGGGATACTCAACTTCCGTCCGGGTATCATAAAACCGAGCAGGCTTAACCTCTCGTCCATTGATAACCACACTATCATGAGCTGCAATCTCATTTCCGTACCGCTCGTAGTACGTAGCTCCAATACCCGGTCGCCTAGACATAACTGCAAACTCCGGAACCCGCTCATAAACAACACCATCATCATCATAAAAAGTATAATGTTCGGCAGCCGCCTCACCAGTAACCTTCTTCAAGGCATACTTAGCGCAATAAACAGCACTATCAAAAGTAACGTCTCCAATAGTACAAAAACCCATCCCCCACAACTTTTCCAACTCTGCCGAACGGAAAAGAGGCTCCCCTCGCTTGTTGTTTGTGTGAAACAACTTATCAGGGAAGCCACAATTAAAAAGCAGCAAGTGATAATGAGGGCGACCATTACTCTCACCATATTCACCTCCTGCAAAAAAGCGAACCTTTGAAGGCTCACGAGCCTTCCGCAACTTCTTCATAAATAACTGCAAATCTCTAAGAACCAAACTGTTCCCCATAGGAACAAACTCATCATTATAAGTCAAAGTCACATAGGAATTATCTCTCCACATCTTCTTCTCGTGGAGACAACGAACACCCCATTGACGCGCTTTTTCCAAACGACACCCAATACAACGGCCACAAGGCAAATTAAACGGAACTTTTGTAGCACTCTGACAAGCATCAAAAGTAATGGAGGACCGATCCACGGTCCTCCAATACGCGCGCAGCGGCCGAATACAACTCACAGACGAATACCACCACGCATAGGCAATCGAGAAGGAACATTCTTCTTATGCGTACGAGACGCATGCTTAGTAAAATGATGTCTCGAACTTTTAACCGACATCTTATGCCTTTTCATAGGTCCGATCTCCTTTGGTGTCACTCCACACACTTACATCAAGTGGAACCGTGTGTGGAGCCCTCAGGCGATCCCCCAGGCGATTTATTTTCGCCTGGGGAAGAGCCGCCCGGCCCTCCAGCCGGCGTCTCCTGGGGCTTGGCAGGCGGCGCCAAACCCCATTCTCGCATTTGCTCAATATTGAGAGGATCAGCCGCGTAATCAACAAACAAATGCGGCGAATTATCAAACTCCTTCCGAACATGGGCAGGCAGCGTCATAAACGAACGCTGAGCACTGTCCATAAACTCCATAAACGACAGCAAATCCTGCGGCATCTCAGCAAAATCAACATACTGCATAGCCACATTAGCCTGCCTCTGCAAATTACCGGGACCAGTCCCAGCATGAACCTCATACTGCCTCATAATACTATTTATATCACATTCCGCCGCGAACTCCTGACGCGTAAGACTGTCCCCAAGAGGCACGACAAGCGTATCACTCCCATTGGTTTTATAAAAATCGTGGTACGAGGCAGGATAAGACGGCGTCGCAACTTTACCATTAGCCATAACACTCTCCTTTCACCGAGAATTGCCATAAGCGGCATCAAAACGATCCGAAAACGAACGCTCTAAATCCATCCCACGACGAACCGCGTTCGCAGACGAACCACGAAAGGCTGTTTCCGCCTTAGACGGACCAGCCATTAACTTACCAAGAACACCAGCGGCACCAATCTCACCAGCAGCGCCCAACGCAGGCTTAAGCGCCTCACCACCATAACGAACAACTTCGGCGCCACTAGTCAACGACGGATGAGTACGCAACCACTCATTAAACAACTTAGCCTTAGTCTCATCCGGCAACTGTATATTCATCTTCTGAGCAACAGCACCGGTATTCATATTCGTCAAGTCCGTTTGCTTCTTAATCAGATCATTCTGAACCTTAAGGTTAGCCATCTCATCCGACATTTTATCCATAGTCTTAGCCTGAACAGCCGTAGCAACAGCCTGCCCAACATTAGAACCAAGGTCACCAAGCGGGCTCTTAGTCTGAGGCATAGGCGCCTGAATAGACGAACCAGTAGGAGAGGAAGCGGCAGCGCCGCTTCCAAACATCATCATCGGATTAAGGCCAGCCGCCTTCATATCTGACGAAGCGCGCTGATACGCAGTATTCGACATACGCTCCGAAAACGCATTCTGAGTAGCCTGCTGCGACTGACTAGCCGCAATCTGATCCTGCGTATTCTCACCCGATTGGTTGGAAGTAAAAATAGAACCCAACAAGGAAGCACCACCGGTAATCAAACCTATCGTCAACGGGTCCATAACAACCTCCTAGAAACGATCAATGTTACCCGGAACACCATAAACCGGCATCGGCCGAGCACACTTCAGATTGAAGAACACATCCAACAGGAAGTGCGGCTGCGACGGCACCGCAACAACACGCGCGATAGGCGGCGCGTCAACAATCCACGACGCATTCAACACAGGTAACGCCGCATAACTCTGAGACAAGTGCCAACTATCAAGCGGCGTCGCATTCGTCGTCCGAAACTGGCCAGTCACAATAGAAGGCTTATACCGATACTCCGCGTAGCGCTCCTGATAACCAAACGTAGCAGTGTCCTGAGCAGGAGTACCAACCATATAAATCTCCTGATTTAAAACCGATTGCTCACCAAGATGAGCCAACGCCGGCCAATAATAATCGAACCTAGTCTGACGTGTCCACATACGGTTCATACCCTGCTGATACGTAAGATCAGCGCGCACGTTGATCAAACCAATCAACAAACAATGCTCCGTAAACGACTTCGTAAAACCATAACCATTATGGGAAAACGTACCCATAGCGGCCAAGTTACCCTGTGGCGTAGTAGTACCAGTCGCGCCGGTAGCCATAGTCTGCGCAATAGGATTAACATTAATAGGCGCAGAACCACCACCAAGGTACTCCGGACGCTGAAGCCGACTATCCGGCGAAGTCACGCCGAAATGAGACTGAATTAACTCCGTATAACGAGTACCACCACGAGCAT